AATTTCTGTCCGGGTACCCCGGGAACAGTTTATTTTCGATTTCCGTCTTGACTATGCCGACGTAGATTTCAGTGACCTTCTCGCGGACGTAGCCGCGGAGCCATTCAACCGCGGGCGTTACAATATCGCGGCGGCCGCCCCGGCGGTAAAGCGCGCTGCCGTTCTGGTTCAGGTACCAGCGCAGGTAGCGGGCCGCCCGGCTATACTGTTCGTCGGTCAGGCCGGGGGCGGGCCACGCCCTAACCCTGCACCACTCCTCCAGGCTCTTCTGAAATTGTTCGCGCTCCTGGGCTGTTCCTTTCCGTTGCGCGGGTCGCGAGCCCGTCTCAACCGCACCGAAAAAGCGCCGCCCGGTTATTTCGCCGATGATGCGGCGGCCCTCCAGCCGCGTACGGTATGCAAGCGAGCGCGACGTCTTTCCCGTTGCGTTCGTGCCCGTCGCAGCCATGTTCGCTTGTATGGTGCGAATCGCGCTATCCATAGCGCTATCAAGAATGCGTTTTATATTTGCTTGTGGCTGCATACTTTCTGTTGCTTACTTCGGTTAAACGCTGTTGGTACCTGAACGATTCGAGGTCGGTCAGCATGATACCGTATACCTTCGCCCATTTCCAGGCAAGGAGCGCGTCCGGGTCGATACCGTAGTCTTTCGCGAGGGCTTTGATATTTGCCAAATGGCCTACATTCTTACTGTAGTCTTCGATACCGGCTTTTCGTTCGTCCTCGGTCGGTTCGTACTTAAGTGTTGCCTGTTCGACGCGGACCCAGTGCTCAATTCCGGCCACCATGTCGTCAATCCACCTCACGCGCATACGTGGCGGCAGGATCCGCGGCGTCCAGCCGTACAGTTCGACAAAGCACGCTTTCAGCTTTCCGTATTCGGAGAGCTCCGCGTTCTGGAATATATCGTCTATGGCTAGCCGCTGGCCGTAGGTGAAATCCCCTTCCACTATGTTAATCTTGCGTATTCTCATAGTTAAGCGTTGTTTGGCTGCGGGTGCGGGTTATCGAGCGCGCAGCGGTTCACAGATAGTTCAATCGTAACCAGAAGGCCGACCGCGTTCGCGTCGAACAGCGCGGGCTCCGGGTCAATCCTGAACTCCTCCACCTGACCGAAATAGCCGTCCGCGTTCAGCGCGTCGACGAATGGAATGACCGCGTTCGCCTCCATTTCCTCACGCACGTCTTCGCGTGCCGTGGCCACGCCCTGAAACGACGCCAGCTGCATAAAGTGGAGTTCGACGGTAACGGTTTTGCGCCAGCCGTAGCGGCGCGCGTGCCGCCCGCTGTAGTACTCTTCCATCAGAATGCATGGGAACGCCTGATTGTCGGCCGTTACGTTGAACATTCGGTTGTAATCGAAAATGAAAGCGTACCCAGGGCACGCGGCCTCGGCTATCGCCTGAATCTTGTCGAGTATTGTCATATTGTGTTTTTGTTAAGTTCGTGAAAATGAAGTGGTCTGCGACGGCCGCACCACCTGATTGAAGATAGCGTACCGGATAGCGTCCATCGCGTGGTCATTAACGCTGGAAGGTTCGTTCGTGTTGTTGCCGTTCTTGTCGGTCTCCCACGCGTACTGACGTGCCTCGCGTACGATATCGACGCTGCGCTTAGTTACGTGCATACGGAACGCTTTCACGCGGTTAATCTGTTCGCTCTTCCGGCCGCTCTTGTAGCAGCCCTTCACGTTGAATCCGTACTGATGAAGTTCTTCGACGCTCTTCGGTTCGCCGCTGTCGGCCCAGACGGGCACGCCGGAGCCTATTCCCAGCCGTTTCATTTCGGCGGCGATATCCTTGTTGAACATTCCTTTGCGGTATAGTAATTGGTCGACGAACGCTTCATCCCGGCGCGTGTCAATCAGGACACGAACCAAAACAGACGGGTCGTTCGTGAAGCCGAAGTCCAGCCCGTAGGCTTCAACGAGGCCGTGCGGGTCCGGCATCGCGTCGACCTGGTCGAACGAATATATCAGGCCCTGGCGGGTACCCGTCTTGCCTTCGCCGTAGACTGTCCACCAGCCCGCGTCCGTCTGGTTGCTTTCAATTTCCGCCACCTGTTCGGCGGTCAGGAACGAATTATCGCGGAACGTTGAATGTACGAACTGACAATTGTCTCGCGGCTGGATTTTCTGGTCGGCCCAGAACGATTCGACCGGATTGTAGTCAATCAGAATCAGGCCCGACGTTCTCACGAAAAGCTGCCGTGCGATATCGTATTCGATATTCTGGCCTTCATTCAGAAACAGCCGTTTGCGGGCCGGGCCATGGACTTTTGATGGCGCGTCCGCACTGAAAAACTCAATAATCGAACCGCTGTCCGGACAACGGTACACACTGTCGGACCGGCTCCAGCAGTCCGCCCGGAACGCCGGGCCCAAAATCATCTGGAAGTCGCGCATCGCGCCGCGCTTCAGGTGCGGAAACGTCTCGCTCACGACGCTGTTAACCGACGGCGTACGGTCTTTATTTGCCAGAAAATACAAAAGCTGGAGGCCCGAAAACGTCTTGCCCGAACGCGTCCCGCCGCACGATAGTATATAGCGCGGTTGTTTCGCGGCCGCTTGAATCAGGCGATAGAAAACGGGAGTGAGCGTCGGCACGTAATCAGGCATAGCGGTATTACAGGTCTGTTTTTTCAATCGCTTTCATCGCGTTCGCCGTGTCCTGCGGCACGTTGTACACGGTCGTCGACACGCTGGCTATCTGTTCTTCGCCGCGCAGGTTCTGTATGAATTTGGCGGCGGCGGTATCGCCTTCCGCGATAGCCTTCTGATATTGCCGCTGTACGAGCGCAACGTCGTAGCTCATATCCTCGCTCCCGCCTCCGGGCATTGGCATCGCGATTCGCTTTTCGCCCAGGATTTCGGCGATTTCGCGCAACGTTTTGCGGCGGCGGCGGGCCTCGACGCTGGCCTGCCCGGCCTTTGACGCGTTCTCCCTGCGCTGTTCGGGCGTTAGGCTCGCGTTTAGTTCCTGAGCTGTCATTAGGTTTTCGGTGTTCATATTATATCTTGAATATTCCTTTTTCGATTTGCGCGACTGCCACAAAAAGCCCTTCGCATACAACCTTTGATCTGTCGGTAGGGCACATGCGGCAGCGTTTCGCTATCGACTGAAAGCGCGTGAAATAGCGCGGGTCCATCTGATACGACGACACGATTACCGGCTCCGCCTGAGCGTTCGCCCATTCGGCGAAACGGCGGTGGTTGAAGCCTTCCGTGCCGCTGTATTCTGTCGTGTTTTCATACGGGATGTCGCAATATAGAACGCTATTCTCGCGTATCTGTACCTCGTCGTAACTGCATGCCGTGCGCTGTATTCTGTCGCTGATTGTTGCGTTCGCGCAGTTCTGGAGCCTCGCCAGGCGTTCGCAGTTCTGGAGCGACGCCAGGCGTTCGCAGTTCTGGAGTGTCTGGCATTCGATGCGCCGCCCGGCCTGAGCGCGCAGGTAGCGGCGGGCCGCGACGTATTTCGTTTCGGCGTCGCGGTAACGGTCGAGGAACGTCAGGTCGTAGCCTAATTCCTTCATCGGCTGATAGTCAGCGAAGTACAGCGCATAGTGAAGCGCGCGCTTGATTGGTTCCTCCTCCTTGCCGTAGATATAGTTGCGCATGTCGTTGCCGAAGCTCCAGCAGAATGTGACGTACGCATCAACGCCTCGCAGCCGCATGAACTCCTCACGCGATATCCAGCGCTTTTCGTCGGCGTATTTTCCGTTAAGCGCGTCGAGAAACAGCTGAGTAGGCATAGGGTTCAGGTCGTTAATATTGTACGTCTCAAAGCGTCGTAACAGCAGCGCAGCGTGCGTGACGGCGCAGCCTCCTGCGAACAGGTCGTAGAAGTGACGCCGCGCCGGAAGCGCGCTCACTACCCATTCCGCAATGGCGGACTTCGAGCCCATGTACGGAAAACCGTACGTCTTATTCCTCTTCGGCAGCTTTCCCATATCCAAGCAATTCTAGAAGTGCGTTTTCCTTGTTGACGTTGATTCGCGCCAGCGCGCCCGACACAAAATCGAACTCGTCGGCGTCGAACTGGAATACCATTTTCGCTTCGCCGTAGTTGGCGGCCTCGCGTGTATCGTTCGCCGACGGCAATTCAGGCTCAGCCGGAGCCGGGTCTCCCCACGCCGGAACGCCCCAGCCCTGGAGTTTCGCGGCGTTCCATTCGTTGGCCAGCGCGTCCCAGTTCCAGGCACCGCGCTGCGTGTTGTCAAGGATGGTCATCGCCTGCATTTCCTCGGAGGTCGTGTCCGATGGGAGTACGAAACACGGAACGCTGTCCCGGTCCTTTTCCTCGCGCAATGCCCGGAGCCTCTGGTTGCCGCCAATTACTACGTACTTGTCGCAGAGCGGATATACAATCAGGGCGCGTGCGTCCAGCATTCGCGGAACGTCCTTGAGGTTTTTCTTCAGTGCGCGGAAGTCCTTGTCAGTGATGTCGCGCGGGTTCGTGGCGAGGCCCGGTATCTGGCCGTCGTTTGTCTCCAGTAAGCCGATTGGAATGTCGATGTGTTTTCCTCTTTCCATAGGATTGATTTTGAAATTGTTATCGCGGCAAAGATAATGTTTTATTTTCGTCCTGCGCAAATATACGAAAAAAATCTTTCCGCGGCACGATAGTTATTTTTCGGGAATTTCGCGTGTAACGCGTTTTCTCCTCGAAATGGTATAATCTATCAGCCGCGGAAAGATAATCGATTGTAGCGCATTTCTGCGCGTTTCTCAGCCGCGTGCGCTTCGTCTTATGCAGAGGCTCAGATTCCAACAGAGGAACCAGAACGAAATCACGATGACGAAATAGTCAACGCACACGTCAATACCAACCGACCAGATGCTTTCCGATTTTTCAAATACTAATTTCATTTCGATTCATTAAAGGTTCGTTATTCCGCGGCCCACGGCGTGACGCCCGGCGCGATTGACAATTCAAAATAGCGCTCCGCCACCTGATTGATATCGAAGCCGCGGCGTATTCTTGTGAACGTCCGGACCGTGTCCGGCTCGCACACGGCCAGCAGCGTGCTACCCGTGAGCGTCGCCGCGCTGATACGGTATTCGACCAGAGCGTCGGCCGGGGTCGCGCCGCTGAAATGTTCCATATCCGCCGAAGCCGTGCCGTACGCGTATTCCGTGATACGGTACACGGTGGTACGGTCGTGCTTTCCCTGGAACAGCACCAGCCGCACGGTATCGACGTATATGTAGGTGCACACGTCTGTACACGCATTTACGCCAGTCATTCCGGGGTTCTCGTCTTCCGTGTATTCGACGCACGCGAACAGGTCGCCGAAGCGGTCCGTCTGGCCGAGGGCCTGACCGGACCCGGCGGCGCGGGTCATTCCGGAGCCGGCGACCGGCTCGCCCAAAACGTTGGTGCACGCGGTCAGCGCGGCCGCGGCGAAAAGATAAAGGATTGATTTCGTTTTCATTTCATTTTTGGTTTAAAGTGTTGATTTTCAGTGCTATTCCAGAGCATACCCAAGCCAGCAGGATAGCGTCGCGCACTTCCTGATTCGAGCGCTCAGCGTACCCGGTCAACAGTTCGATTTCGCGGGCTGTTATCTTCTTGTCGCGGCCCGCCCAGCACTTGCGGAGCGGCGCGACCTCGTACACGTTGATATTCTGTTTCATCGCTTTAGCGAGCGAAACGATATCCATTCCGGTCTGGTGGTTCAGTCCGACCGAACGGCCGATAGCGGCGGCGCGGGCCGGGGTGCCGTAGGCCCCCGCGTGCCAGTTATGTGAATATACCCACGACGCTTCAACGTAGAGGCTCGACACGCGTGTATCGCGCAGGAACGCGTACATTTCGCCGAAGGTCAGGGCGGCGGCGTATACCACCGTCCTGCTCTCCGTGTCCACGACGGCTACGCCTGATTTTTCGTGGTCGGGGTCAACAGCGGCTATTCTCATAGGTGCTCCTCCTTTTTCCATTGTTCTACGAGCCACTGAGCGTTCGGGTCAACGTCGAACATTCCGGGATTCTGCATATAATCGCGCTTCGTTACGTAGCTGTCCGGCGCAGTCAGCTTGATATAATTCATCGTCCCGCCGGTCTCCGCGTATGAATAGATACGCACGTTGCGGTTGTACTGCATTACGTCTGCGATTGTAAGCGTTTTATACACATGGTTTTTAGCTACGTGCCTCAGCGCGTCCGCGAGACGCTGCGCGGGCCAGGCCTCCTCAGCGATAAACTGGGCGAGCAGAGTCCAGAAGTTCGGGTTCTGGGCCGGGAACAAACTGGCTAGTTCGCCGCAGAAGAGCGCGATATCCTCGTTCCGGGCCGGCTCCTTTCCGGTATAGAGATTGATTTCGCGCCAACGGTCGGTGCCACAATAAAGCAGATTGGGAAATTCATCGTCCTGCGCGTTGAAGGCCTGCACTAATTGCTCCGAAGAGGTCGGCACCAGAGATTGAATTGTTGTTAACATAGTTTAAGGGTTTAGAGGGTTGATTTTGATTTTGATTTTTCGTGGCGAAGTCCTTTTCACGGCGGGCCCAGTTGCGGACCGTGGCCTGCCAGCTCTTCATTTTGTTGCTGCCGACCTTCCAGCCGTTCGCTTCATAATAATCGACGAACGCCTGAGCGTCGATACTGATACCCGCTTCCGCGGCGTATTGTACGACGTCCTGAACAGACGGTTGGGTAAACGGAGCGCGAGGCGTGCGCGCTTTAGCGCGTGCGCTCTCTCTCTCTTTCTCTTTCCTTTCCATTACATTACATTCTATTATATTACTACGCGAACGGTAGCGTTCGGTAGCGTTCGCTTCCGTTCGGTTGCATTCGGTAGCGTTCGGTAGCGTTTGGTATCGTTCGGTACTTTTGTTGTCGACCTGCGTTTCAGATACCTGTGGGGCACTTTCGTCGCGACGGCCATGCGACAACGCACCGCTTTTACGGTTCTTTTCACACTTATTCTCGTACGCTTCCATGTTCTTAATGAGCGTCGGTCGCATCATAGAGAACACGGCATTCGCGACGGGAGACAGCACGTTGCACGCGTCGTTTTCGGTGCCGCTACCGTTCGGTAGCGTTCGGTAGCATTCGGTACCGTTCGCTGCGTGTATCAGCAGAATCGCGGTGAATACCTGCGCTTTGTCGTCGGCCGAAAGATTGAGCAGCGCAGGGTACCACTCTTCCTTAATGATTGCGTTCATATTCGTGTGCTTTTGCCGTTTCGGCCCGTTTTCTTGCGTTGTACGCGATTTTCGTCGGCTGGATATGCAATTATGCTATCGCGGGAAGAAAACGCGTCACAGGGCAAAAAAACGGGCAAAAACGCGGTTTATCATTTCACGGGTTCTACACGGCTTGCCAGAATCCACGCTTCGAGTTCAGCGGCGTTAAACAATATGTTCTTGCCGGAGGGCTTGTAGAACGGGATGGCGCGGCGGTGGGTGAGGCCGTAAAGGCCCTGAATTGAGACTCCAAGGAATTTCGCGGCCTCGGGCGCGGTCAAAAATGTGCGGTTTGCGATGGTTTCCATAACTGTTAGGGTTTTAGGGGTTTAACGTATTGTGATTGATTTGTTTTCCACGCGGCGGCAGCCCACGGGCAGCACGTCCGCGGCGTCGGCGAACGCGGCTTTCAGTTCGGTCTTCGAGACCTTGACTTCGACGCGAAGCCAGTCGGGCAAAAGCGCCTGCGCGGCTGCTATCTGGTCCGCGTACTGAGCGCGGATTGTGTCTTCGTCGACCTCCAGGGCGGCGGAGGTCGTTACCGCCACCTTGCAGGTCTGGCCCGCGAGGCGGTCGAGCCCCGCGAACTCCATCTGCCGCAGAACGTATTCGCGGATTCCCTTCTGCGCGTTCTGTGCGGTCTTCTTCTTGGCCTGGAAATGCTTTATTTCCGCGTCGAGCGCGGCTTCGTCCGCTTTGAATTGCCTGATAACGTGATTGATGCCGTCCACCTTCTCAGCAAGAACGGTTGACGTTGAATCGAACAGAGCCTCAATTTCGGGGGTGAGTTCGCCGCCGTTCTCTTCGAGACGGTCTTCGAGGTCGCGCATCGCGCTTGTAAGTTCGTATAATTTCATTTCGGTATTGATTTTGGACTGGGGTCGCCCCCGGCCCGGTTAATTACATGTTAATAATTCGCTTGATTTCCGCGTCGAGCGCGGTCAGGTCGTCCGGCTGGTATATGTACCAGCGCAGCAGTTCGGCAGCGGTCATCACGTTATCGACGCACCACTGCGCGGCTTTCGTGAGGTATTGACGGTCGAAGACCGCTTTTTGCGCGGGTTCATGAACCGTTGCGGCGGTCGCTTTCGCTTTCTGGTTCGCCGGAGCGGCGGCGCGGTCGTCCACGCTGTCCGGGTCCGTCGCGTCGTCGTCCATCAGGAAGAGCGCGTTAAGCGCTCCTTTGGTGGCATAGGTGGCCGCGGAGCCTGTCCCCTGCGAGCCGCGAATCATACCGTTCTCCTCACGTGCTTCGTACGTCGCTGTGACGCTTTCGCCGGCGCTGTTCTCTAGCGTTACGGTTGCTTTCACATACGGGAAGTTCGCGTGTTCCACGACTTCGCAATTGACGTGCAGCACGCACGTGTGCTTTTTCAGCAGCGGGCGGACGGCGGCAAGAATGTCGTTCGTCGTGCGGTAGAGGAATTTACCGCCGGGCCCCGGGGTCGCTTTCGGGCAAACGATGCCCGACTGAATTTCGAAAAGTTCTTTCATTTTGAAAAACGTTTAAAAGGTTTATAGTTAGGTTAATAGGGTTTTTAAGTCATCGGTCGTTCTCTTCGTCGTAACGGTCAGCTTCAGCGGCTTCCGCTGCTAGCAACTGTTCGTCGAGGTCCTGTTCTGTGTCGAATCTGTATTTCATTTGATTTGTTTTGTTTTCGCTTGCAAATATATTGCGTGTTTTTGTCACACACAAGCGGTTTATTCATTTTTATATTATTTTAACTCTCTGCTTTGCTCGGCGCGCAAATAGGCTGATTGACGATTGCCATATCAGTGCCGCGCCGCAGAATATGCAGTGCTGCTCATTCAGAGTACTATTCTCCATATCATTTTAATCTGTCGGCCGGTCCAGATAGCGCGGCCGTTCGCGCGGGAGACGGACGGGGATATCCCCCACCGTCCCGCATACGAACGCAGCGTGCCGCGGTCAATCTGCAGCAGGCGCGCGGCTTCGCTTGTATTGTATCGCGCGCTGTCCGGACACGTTGGAATCACATTGGTCATTTCTCACGCTCGAAACAGCCGTTCAGCCACGCGGCGAACAGCAGGTTGCCGAAAAGGAATAGCATACTTCCGAATGCTTCAGGGTCCACCATCAGGACCGCAGCCACGAGGCTGCATATCAGATACACGCGTCTCATTTCGCTTCGATTGATTTATCAATTGCCTCGAAAAAGTTCGCGCGCTTCACGTCCAGGTAGTGCGCGAACGCACGTTTGAACTGGGCGATGCTGATTTCGCGTACCGTCTGCGGCGCGGTCGCGTGCCACTTCATCACGTATGACCTGTAGCTCTCGCCCGCCTCCAGCTTGTAGTTTCGGATATCTGTGTACGATTCCGGACCGGTATCGCCGAACGTGCGGCCGATTGAAAAGTAGAACACTTCGCGGCTTTCTGAAATCAGGAACCAGCGGCTGAAGCTTTCGTTGTCACAGCGGTAGGCGTGACCGAGCTCGAAGTTGAAGTTTTTCGCTTCCATTTGTTTTGGGTTTTTAGGGTTAATAAAAAAATGACTGCCCACTTGAGCATATATGCAAAATCAATTGATTTTACCAAATTTTTATTTGTACATTTGTGGACGAATTTATGTAAACTTAATCAAACCTGTTCAAACTTGTGTATCTGTGGTTAGTTCTCGTGTAACTTTCGTTTGCAAATATACAACGGTAGTTTGAATGATTCAAAGAAAAACAAGAAAAAATCAAGAAATAACCAGTTAAACTATCTTAATTTATGGCAAACCTACAGAAAATCAAAGACTTAGCGGACGAAAAAAATATGTCCGTCAACGCCATCGCGAAGCGCGTCGGCCTAACGAATCAGGGACTTTATAAAATGATTCGGAATAACTCTATGCAAGTTGATACGCTGGAGCTGGTCGCGGCTGTCCTGGGCGTGCCCGCCGCTACATTTCTGGACTGCGGTCAGGCGCTGGACGTGACCGTCACGACCGACGGCGGCAAATCCCCTTCCGCAGTGTACAACGAAATGCTCGACGCGAAAGAGCGGCAGATATCGAAGTATCTGACTATGCTCGAATCCCGCGACCGTCTGGCCGAACAGCAAGCGAAGCAGATTGATGAACTGGTCGCGCTTGTCAAGAGTTATCATTCGCGCATTCAACAACTCATGAACAACGAAGATGGAAACAACGAAAACCAGTAGTGCGGATATCGCGAAGCGCTTTTTCGCCGCGCTCGACTACCTTATCAATAATAAGACGATTCGCGGGTATCAGACCTTCACAGCGCGCAACGGTATCACGCGGACGAACCTGAATATCATTCTTCGCAATCCGGAATCGCTCGCGCTGAAGCCGGTCTATCTGTCTTGGCTAGCTGAACAGTACGGTATATCGGCGCGCTGGCTCCTGACTGGAGCAGGCGAAATGCTGGAAAAAGACGAACTGGAGCGCGTCGAAAATCTTGAAAAACGCTACAAAACCGTTGCACAAATTAAACTGCTGGCCGCTCAGCTTTGATTTTCAATGAGTTATGAAGGCGCTTCCCGCGTCTGGGGGGCGTGGGGTCGCTAGTTCGAATCTAGTCATCCCGACAAACAAATACGAGCGCAAAAGCGGCTGATTTTCAGTACTTTTGCGCTCTTTTTTTTGTCCGCAAACTGCTCGTAACGAGCGTGAATATTGCGTGAATTACGCGAGAAATTGCGCGAAAACGGCGGAAAAAGCGTTGCAAAAACGTTGCGCTTATTTTCGCGCCCACCTAAAAACGAAACCAGATGAAAGCTCCACATTATTTTCTCTGCTCGACCCGGCCACTGAAAGACGGTACCTGCCCGCTCCAACTCGTCATCTACCGCCGCGGAACAAGGGCTCAGATTTCGACCGGGGTCCGGCTCCTCCCTTCACAGTGGGACGGCGCCCGCGTAATCAACCACCCGTCCCGCGCTCAGCTGAATAACGTTTTGAACCAGCGGCGCACCGCTTTTGAAACCGCTATTCTGGCCGCGGAAGCCGCCGGGGAACTGTCACAGATGACCGCCGGGGAGGTGGCCCGCCTGATTCAATCCCGGCTCTCAGGCGCGCCTACGGATGCTAAATCCACCTTCGCGGACGTGTTCGCCGCGGTCGTAGAAGGGTACGCGGGCCGGACCCGCGAACTGTACACTATAACGCGGAAGCGGCTGCAGGAATACGATTCGCACTTTATTACGCGAACGTTCGAGGAGGTCGACGCCCGTTATATCCAGGCCTTCGAACGCTGGCTGGCCCGGACGTCGCCGTCGGTGAACGCCCGCGCTATTCATCTTCGTAACATTCGACACGTTTTCAACGTCGCTATCGACAACGAGGAAACGACCGCGTACCCGTTCCGAAAATTGAAGATAAAAGCGGTTGAGACGAAAAAACGCGCTCTTTCGGCCGACGCACTCCGCGAATATTTCAGCGCGGTACCCGCTACCGCGAGCCTCCAGAAGTGGCACGACCTGATGAAGCTAACCTTCATGCTCATCGGCATCAACTGCGCCGACCTGTACGCGCTCAGGCGTGAAGACTATCAGGGCGGGCGGATTCAATACCGCCGACAGAAAACCGGACGTCTGTACAATATCAGGGTCGAACCGGAGGCCGCAGCTCTGATTGAACGCTGGAAGGGGAACGCCCGGCTCCTCTTCCCGGCTGACCGTTTCGCCGTGCAGCACGATTTCCTAAAATATCTTAACAAACGCGCGAAACAGATTGACCCGCGGTTCGCTCATATCACTACATACGTGCTGCGGCACTCCTGGGCCACAATCGCTTATAATGACCTCGGCATCAGCAAGGACACGATTTCGCAGGCGCTCGGTCATCAGTACGGCAGCCGCATTACCAGCGTATATATCGACGCTGATACGCGGCTGATTGATGAGGCAAACCGCCGCGTGCTGGACTGGGTATTGTACGCAAAACGGTGAAAGAATAGGAGGCGGGAACCACCCCGCCTCCACCCTAAAAACCCAAACTGGAATATCCTGTTCGCGTTTTACAAAACGCCACAAAAGTACTCATTCGCGCGAGAAAAAAAAAGACCGCACGTCCGGCGGTCTCCTTTTTACTGTTTTTTAACTTTACGCGGCCAGAACGGCGGCGGCTTCGTCCGGTCCCGGCAGCTCCATACCGCGGCGCTTAATCAGCTCAGCTTCGAACACTTTCACGGCGTTCCAGCGCTGTGAAGCGTTAGCCGGTTCGACCAGAACGCGCAGCGCGTAGTCATAGCGAATGATTCGCATGTACGCGATTGTGCGCGCGATACCTTCGGCCGGGGTGGCGGCGGTGCACACGCGGCGCATATCGTCGATTGCGCCCTCGTACCGTCCGGCTTCAATCGCGCGGCGCGGGTCGAAGCCCAGTGTCCGGACAGCGGCGTTAATCTGGTCGAGGTTGATTTTCTTTCCCGTGCTAGCCTCCCAGGCCGCTACGGCTGCTCTCATTTCCTTTTTCATAATCAGTTATTTAAGTTTTTTGCTAAAATCTTAATTAAGGAATCAATCTGTATTGATTCGACGCTTCCCTGCACGCTGGCGAAGCGTATACGCACGTTTCCGTTTTCGTCGGCAACGGTTATCGCGCGGCCGGAACGGCGCAGGACCTTCCATTCGTTCCCGGCGGCTTCGTAGACCTGGCCGGGGGCGAATAATGAAAGCGCACCGTCTCCCGACGACGCGCTCGCGTTCCTTTCATTCACTTTTCCTGTGCCCATGGTATCAGCGTGCATATATAGTTACTTTATATGTTTTTGAGCGCAGTTTGTACTGCTTGCGGTCGAGGCCGCTTTCGTTGAAGTTATCGATAAACTTGAACGCGAAATCGCCGAACAGGTCGACCAGTCTGTTGAGCGTTACGAGCGTGTTGACGCGCTTACCGCTCAGTTCGCCGTACACTTTCGCATAATAATTCCTCTTAAAATAGGCGCTCGTCATTTTGTTAACGTTTTCCATTTCTGTAGGTTTTTAGGGTTGTTTTGTTTTGTTTTGCGATGCAAATATAAAGCGGCTTTTCGTAACGCGCAAACATTCCGCGTATTTTTATGTTTATTTAACTCTTTAATTTGTCTGCTGCGCTATTTTTGGCAAATTTCGCTTGTAGCGCGTTTTCTCCCGCTGGCTGATACATTATGCCAGTTTTGAGAGAAAACGCCACAGCGGGCACGAAAACGGCCGAAAACAAGATGCGCCGCGTCATCACGACGGGGCGCACCTACCACCATAAAACAAGAAAACCAGAAAACAAACAACAACCATCTATCTTCTCAATCGTATTATCAGTAGTACAATTAGCGCGGCGGCCACGAACCAGCCCGCGCGGTTTTTCGCTTTCGACGCTTTCGACGCGTCCGCGCTGCAATCCTTATATATGTAGAGCGTATCGACGCTCGTTCGATACACTGTATCTGTGCGCACGCGTTCGCGGTAGCGGGTCCGGACGCTGGTAACGAAAACCGTATCGGCAGCCGTCCTGATTATTACTGAATCGCGTTCGCGGTCTATCGTGTGCACGGTCTTCGATATGTAGACCGTATCGCGCACGACGTTCTGCAGCGTGAGCGTCTGGACTGGCTTGCATGCGGTCAGCGTGACCGCGGCCAGGACTGCAATATATAATAATGTGTGCTTCATATTATTACGATGGTGACCTTCTGGCCGGGCTTGTAAATCTGTAGCATCAGCCGCTGCCACGTGGGCACGCTGTTTTTGACGCAGCCGGGGCCGGGGTCGCCGACCGCTATGCAGCCCAACAGCTCGCGGGCCGTGTTCGCCGGGTGGATTCGGATTCCAGCGAAGCCCTTCACGTTTGCCAGGACCGGCACGACGCCGCCGAAGATTGACCAGGATCGCGTTTTGAATTTTGGCGATTCGGTGAACAGTACGGAATACGTTCCGGCCGGAATAGCCGTTTCGCCGTATACTTTTTTCGCGTTGACCTCCTCCTCGGTCATCGCATCAGTCAGGCCGCGGTCAGCGTCTTCGATTGTATGGCAGAACAACGTCCCATCTATGTAGAGTTCGCCCGCCGTGTAGTCCGCGGTGCGTTCTGTTCGCTTAAGTGTGAGTTTCATATTTCGTATTTAGATTTTTCCGGGAATCGCTCCTGCAGGAACAGCGAAACGCCGCGGTTGATAGCGCGGTCCGCTATACTGAAACAGTGGTCGTGCGCTATCTGTGCGTCGAGAGCGCGGCGGTTGGCCGCTCCCGCTACCTTAATATCGTGCCGTAACGTCCACGTGAATGGCTTCTCCTTCAGTATTGCGTTTATCATCAGGCAGGTAGCCTCGCAGCCCTGCGGCGTCGAATAACAACGTTCCATCAGGCTTTCGTATTTCATGAAAGCATCTCGCTGAAAGTGCGTGTTACAGTGCTGCGCGAAGTTGTGGGCGGTCAGCCCGGCGGCGGTCAGCGCGAGCCGCGTTTGGAACAACTGTTCATGGTAGGCCCAGGAAGGGCCGTCAGCGGCCGTAAACGGCGTCATCGGCAGCTCTCCTTTATAATAATAGGGATAGCGCGCGAAGTCCGTCTCGCGCAAATAGAAATGGTCGTCAGACGAAAGCAGGAAATCGTTCGCTATCGCGTCGTCGTGCACCGCGGTCTGAATCGCCAGCATGATATTCTTAGCCTTCACGTCGAAGCGGTCAGCGCAGTATATATGATTGACGTCGGGCGATAGCCAGTCCGGGCGGTACGGGCCCACGATATGGACCCGGCCGACGTTTCGGCCGTACCGGGCTATGCTGCGCAGCGAATAGCGCAGTTCATTGTCGTTCCAGTGGCTTGCGCGGCCGAGCGTGTAGAGAATATCCATAGCTTTATTCGTTAGCGTTCCGGTTCAGTTCTTTGTCGACGTCCGATTCGGCTATGTTCAGTTTGCGCGCGATTTCTCCAACCAACATTTTTCTCATCAGGCGAAGAAACAGAAAATCAGGGAACAAGACGCTCATACTTCCGCACGAGCTCCAGAACTCAACCAGAACGATAGCGGTGCCGACGACGCTTGCCAACAGGTTGTTACCCAAATGTTTATCAATTCCGACAAACACGAACATAGCGCAGCCGTAGACCGCGAGCTTTGCAACCGTCAGCCTGCCCAACTCACTGAGAGCGAAACGTTTACGCTTGACCGAAAGCGCGATACCCCAAACGGCGTCCATTACCGTTACGATGACTATCAGGTTGACAATGAAAGCTTCCCCGGCGAAGTAGTCCACGACGGCGAGCGCGACGGCTGCGCACCAGCCGAAAAGGTGCGAAAAAATATCGTCCAGCTTGATTAACGTGCGCGCGGCTATCTGTGCTATCATTACGTGAAGTTTTCGTCTCGCGCAAAGGTAGCGATTATTTTCAAACCGCTACCTTCCGCGTGGAAAAAATTATATCAGGCTGTCGATTTTTGCCGCGACGGCGGCCGCGAAATCCCGCCAGGCCTGCATGCGTTCGTAGTCCTGTTCACGCTCTTCGCTGCCGTCACGGTTCAGCATGATAGCGAGCTGGTCGTCGTTGCTGTAGCGCATACCGACGACGCTCTTTTTGTTTTCGGCGAACGTGTCGTGCGCAACGAAGGAGACGCGTTCCGCGGTGCATACCGCTATGCGCGTGGAACCGCTGTAGCGGATATCCATATCTTCGAGCGTGACCGGGATTTCGTCGGTTACGGTCAGGCTTTCAGCCTGAAAAGCGTACCCGTTTCCCTCCAGCGCGAGCTGGTTGCCCGCGTCGGCAAATGTTTGATTTCCTTTTGTGTACATAATGTTAAATTTTAATGAACGGTCTGACTTCTCCTCCAGTTATATCGCGGCGTATTTTTTCGCGCGAAATACCGATTACGTTCCTATTGCCTCCCCAAATGTGCAGCATGCTCGACACTATATTCGAGTATTCGCTGTCGAAGACCTTCGCGCCTTTCGCGGAAAGCGTTGTCAGCGCGGCGTTTATTTCGGCCGAGCGAGCGAACAGATACGCCAGTTCGCGTGGAGCGGGCAGGTACCAGTCGCCGTTCGCCGTTCCCGGCTTCACGTACCTCCAGACGAAGCACGCCGCGGGGTAATACCCGGGGTTGTCAGAGTTAATAATTTCTGCGGCCGTCCTCCAATCGCTCTGCGCGGTTGCCAAACTCTGTATATACGCCGTATCTGCGCGGCCGTCCTCCTGAGCGAACACGCCGGTCCTGAAGCCGTCGGCCTCGCGCGTGTAGTCATACACTGCGTTCTCGCCCGCATACGGATATTTCGCCGCGCTCAGCGGTGCTATAGTGACGTTGTCGTGGCCGTACAGGCCAAACGACGCTATCAGCGTAGTCGCGCGCAGGCTTGATTCTCTCGATAGAAGATAGCAGCTTTCCGTGCTCAGCTCGCCGTTCATCTGAGGAATTCCGTTGAAGCTGAAGTGCGAATCAGCGCGGCCGCCGATGATGCCATGCCCCGCGGCGCCGCCTGTACCCGGCACATTGGAGGCCCAATCGATAGCACAGCAGGAGCACTTGCCGTCGCTGTTCAGCTTCTCCGGAACGACTACTACCGCAAGCGGCGTCTTCGACCCGACGGCCGAAGCGGCGCAGAATGTACCGTCCGAGCAATACACGCTGCCGACAATGTTCCTGTAATCGACGAAAATTTCCGTTGTCCAGCCCTCCGGCATGCCCGTCCCGGACCAGTCCATGGACGAATCCGCCGCAATGTATAGCGTTCCGACGTTCGCGACAGCCAAAAGCATGTTCGTTATCGCTGAAGCCTGGCTTGATTTAAGCAAGCACATTACCGACGTCAGCGAGTAGCAGCCTTCGAACATTGAGGCGTAGGCGTTTTGCGAAGCGGTGGCCGCTTTCAGTTCCGGCGCGGTCGTCAGAGCTGAACAACCTTTATACATAGTTGAGAAAGAGCGGCTCCCCGGCGAGCTATATGTGGGCATTTTCGCCGCGGTCGTCAGCGCGGTACAGCCCTCGAACATTCCGTAACAGAAACTGCTCGGCAACGTCACGAACGAGCCCGGGATATCAGGGGCCGCGGTCAGCGACGTACAATACATGAACATCTGATAGTACGTGTACGCCTGGTTCGAGGTTGGAAGGACCGGACCCGCAGTCAGCGCGGTACACCCTTCGAACATAGAGCGAAGCGCGCTCTGTCCGTTGATTGTGAACGCTGAAATTACCGGGGCGGTCGCTAGAGACGTACAGTCCTTGAACATAGAGCGGCCTGCGGCGTTTCCGGCGATTATCTTGTCGCCGCTGAAGGTCGGGGCGGTCGCCAGCGACGTGCAGCCCTCGAACATGGAGAAAAAGAATTCGTCTCCGGCGCTGCCGAATGCGATATTCGGAGCCGCGGCCAGCGACGTGCATCCCATGAACATCTGACAGTACGTATTATAGTACGTAACTGTATTATTGCATACGATATCGGGCGCGGTCAGCAGGTTTGTACATCCATAGAATGTACAAGCGAACAGGTAGTTAGCGCACTGGCAGCTAGCTAGCAGCGTCGATGCGACGTTCCGGATTCCCGTACAGTTATAGAAGAGACACGCGAAGCCAAAGTCGTTCTCGCTCTGGCCTCCCGTAAGCGCGGTAATATCGCCGCCGACGTCGAACAGAACGCCGTATTCCTCTGTGTACTGTATCTGCAGTTGCATATTCGACGACGTGCCGCGAAGCGTTGTCATTGTATCGCTAGCCAGCAGCAGGTACTTACCGGCTCCGACCACAATCAGGCCGGCCTCCGTCAGTTCGGTCCAGGTCGGCGTCTCCGATAACGCGTCAACCACTGCGTAGCTGAGCGACAGGTCGAGACCTTCAGCGGAAATAATGCCAACCGTTCCGTCGTACTGGCCGACGTTGTGCAGGCAAAGTGGCGTAACGACCGGATTCAACATCACGTCAATATCGTCGCTGACGGTCGTTCCATCGCCGTTGATTCCTGATACCGCTATGTTAATCCATCTTGCTTGCGTCACCTCTGAACCGTCGTACGATATCACAAGCTGCTGGTTCGATTGTGATACGATTGTGACGTACTCGGAGCCTTCGCCGGTTATGGTCCAGGTCACGGAAGGAAGCACCGTCGGCGTTCCTGTGTAGACCAATTTGAACGTCTTGTTTGACGCGAAATTCAGCTGTTCCGGGCCGTCGATTTCGACCGCCGTAGGCCATTTATCAAGAAGATTGACTCTCCCGATGACCTCGTCAATCTTCGACGTTACAGCGTTCAGTTCGGACGCGGCGAGCACCTGCCCGGCCACGAATGTTTTTTGTAAAGGTTGTATCATACCAATATTGCATTTGAGTTAAGAGTTGACGAATCCAGATAAAAGCCGGGGACGAACAGCAGCGCCTCCAGCATAGCGCGAGTCGCCGTGACGCTGGTAACGAACACGCTGACGGGCAGGCCCGATTCAAGCGCGTCCTCCCTGGTCTCGGCGGTGAACTCCCCGGTCAGACCGTCGCTGTTCGTGCTGTTGTAGTCTATCGCGGTCGCGGTCATAGCGCTATCGAAGCCGTAGGCCTCGAAGGTGGTCTCCGCGTTCTTGCCGTAGTTCTCGACCACCAGCGCTATACGGCTGTTTTTCAATGTGTTAATGTAGTCCTTGTGTTCCTGCTGCCGCTCCGTGAACTTGAACGCGACGTTGTGCAGGAATCCGGCGTTGCCGTACTGGCCGCGCTTCAGGGAATACCCCGTCGCGAGACCTTTGTCCGCGAGTTCAAGCAGCCACGCGTATGCACCTATGCGCAGCGTTATCGCGCTGATAACGCCGTCGCTGACCGTTACCGCCGCGATATCCTCGCGATTAAACAGGTAGGCGCGAGGCTTCACGGCCGCGTTGTCCTGGCGGCAGACCGCGAGCGCTGCATTCTGTGATATTTGTGCGTAGTTCATGGTCAATCAATATCAACGAATCGTTTTACTTTGCGTTTTACGGGCTGGCTTTGCGGGCCGACCTGCCGCCAGAACCTGACGGCCTGCGCGAGGTATTCGCGGCCTATCTGTTCCGCGTCCTTCGCCGCGGCTGAGACGACCTGCTGCGACGCCGGCTGCGAATCGTCCGCGCTCTTGACAACAACACCGAACGGCGTGATATTCACACCGTGACAGCGGATGAAGCGAGCGTACGCAAGATAGCTGAGCGCGGCCTTCACGCCGTTCTGATGCTCTTCAACGCCCGCGTAATTGACGTAATACCCACCGTTCAGGAGGGCGGTTTCGTCAGGGCTCAGGCCCTGCCCAGCGGCCAAGCGTGCGTATTCGGCCGCGCCTACGGCCGGAAGGATATCCAGCTGCTCGGCCTCGGCTATGAATGTGTTTACTCGCGCGTCGTCTATGTTAGTGGCGATGGCGCGGTAGGCGCGTATGTCATTAACAGTTATTAGCATATCAATTCGCGATTAAAGATTCGATATCGTCCGCGTCAATCCCGTACACGACGGAAAGAATAGCGCGCTTCCGGTCGTCGCTCAGGTCGGCCGACGTGGCCACGCTTATAACATTCTCCGTGCTTGCTCCCAGCTGCTCCGCGAGCGTCTGCGTGACCGCGTAACGCTTAGCCTCGATACTGTAGTCGTCCGCGGCGTTGATGTCGGTATACCACAGCGAGAAAACCTCCCTGAATACGCGTGACACGGTATTCCGTTCCGTTTCGGTCTGTGAATTGTAGAAGTCGTAGGCCTCTTTCATTGCGGTCGCGCCGAAGTTGGACCCGACGTTTTCGGCCCGCAAGATAGGAGGCTGGCAGAAGGCGCGGCCTATACGGTCCGGCACGTTATTGTTCGCTTCGCGGTACGCGGTATCAGTATTCGTAGCCGCGAACGGCTTGAACTCTGGCGGCTCGTCCCCGCCCTGCAGGTTAATGTACAGGAGTTTTCCGGCGTTCGTGTCGCCCTGAAAGCGTTTCAGTTCGTCGCGTGTCGCGTTCTCCTGCTCCTCGCTCTCCAGATTGTTATTTCTGTCGATGAGCATACCGGCAGGGAGGAAATTGTGCCGGGCGTTGCGGTAGGTAATGTTGCTCAGGCCTTCCTCGCTGCTCATATCTGTTACCGCAGCGCTATATACCGCGTCCGGATAAACACGACGGCCATTGTTAGAGTAGTACAAAATCTGCCCCTTCCACGCGCTCCAGCCCGCTTTTTTACCCTGCTCCTTTGCACGGGCCGGGTCAAAAAAATCGAAAAATTCAATCTGTCGGCGGTCAAAGCGGCGGAGGTTCGTCAGGCGGAGCCCCCAGTCAGGGTGGACCGCGAGCTTATCGAATCGCCCGTCGTTGTCCATGGCCTCCAGGCGAATCCATTCGAAGGGCATGTGGAACGCCTCCACGACCTGCCCGGCCGCGTTGAAATTGACGTGTATCGCGAAGCCGCCGAAGCGTGCGTAATCAACCGCTATTTTGTGTAGCAGGTCGTCAGGGGTCTCCCCGCGGCGGTTCACAACGGCCTGAAAAAATTCGGCGTCTCGGAATCCGCGGCCTTCGATGAACTTCGCATACGTGTCCAGACACGACGAAGCCGTTATGCTGGCCGCCGTGATTTCAATCAGGCGTTGCGGGTGGTCATTAAGCGCTCCCCACGTCTGTATATTGTAATTTCGCGAGTTGGTCGTCTCGCGTTTGCCCGGGGTCTCGAGACGTGATATTCTCATCTGCGTTTCGTTTTCGCCTTCTTATGCGAAGGGCGGTTCGACGTTGTGCTTTTGTTCGCGTTTTCGGCCGTTTTCGCGGCCTCTGGCGCGCTTTCGGTCGCAGGCTGTCCGTTTGCCCGTTCAGACCGGGCGGGCGTCTGTGCGGCTTTCTTCGCCGCTTTAACGGCAGGGTCACTTTCACGCGCCAGCGTCTCCCAGTCGTCCGGGAACGTCTCGAACAGCCGGATGTAGTCCGGGCACGTTCTCAGGTGGTAGAGCGCGATTTCGTCCGTGCAGGTATGGCGGTTGACCAGGAGGGCCGGGTCGTGCCCGGCAACGTCCTCCAGAACAGCTCCGGCTTTCAGGACGAAACGCCTCTCTGCGAGGCTGTTCATAATTGATTCTTTCGTTGTCATGATTCTAAGATACGCGTCGAAATAACAATCCGGACACGCCGTGTTCAGCGACGTGCGGAATACTTCTCTGTAGATGTCAGCTGTAGCCGATTTAAACGCCGCGTTCGCGGTCACGGCCTCGCGCACCTGCGCCGAAGTCATTCCCGCGAACTGCGTCTTGTAGGTCTTAAGGTCCATTTTTGCCGCCGTTAACCGTTGTTAACCGTTGTGGTCGGCTCCAGACCGCGAATCATAGATTCGGTAGCAGCCAGCGACGTGCTGAATACGCTCAGCGGAAGAGCGCTCTCGCGTGCGGTATCTTCGCTTGCAAGCGTGACGGCGGAAACGATTCCGTCGCCGTCGGTGCTGTTGAACTCGATAGCGGAAGCGGTGAGGCCGTTGTCTGCGCCGTAAACCTCGAACTTCGTCTGGTCAACACCGTTATCAACGTTCTTAACGATAACGACGTAGCGGCCGTAGGCCAGCTTCGAAACCGTGTCCTTCACGTTCTGAGTACGGTCGAAAGCGCGCAGGATGACCTGATGCACGAGCGAATTGATATACGAGCCTTTGTTCATCGAATACGAAGCCTCGAACGCTTTGTCGTGGCTGGTCAGGCGGTAGGCGTTTTTGCCTGCAGCCATCGTGATAGCCGACAGAACGCCGCTGGTAATGGTTTTCGTGGCCGAAAGCCAGTCCTCGAAATTGATTATCCACGCTTCGCCCAGGATTCCGGCCGACGTGCTTTTGCAGGAGGCCATGACCAGGTTAGCGGATATTTTGCTGCATGAAACGGGCATAATTATTCATTTTAAATGTTAGTAAAATCAGGTCAGGGAGGAGCGGCCGTTGCGCCGCCCTTCCCCTTCCCGGTTGATTTATTCGCCGTAAACCAGCAGCTTGCTGTTGGCGAGCTTAGCGTCAATCTTGTCGCTAGCTCCGATGCAATTCAGGCGGCTTTTCTTGTCGTAGAAAACGCTCACTTCGTCGAAAGCGTCTTCGCTGGCAAAGCCGACGGCGAGTACTTCCTTTACGGTCAGCAGCGCGCGGTGCGGCTTGTAGAAGGTCGTGCCGAGGTCCTGGTAGGACTGAATCTGCTCGTCCCAGATTGGCATGGGAATAACCGGTACACCGTTGAATGCGAGCGTCTTGACACCGTTCACGAGGTTATCGTAGGTCACGACGTTGCCCTTCCCCTGCAGGTACTGTTCGTACTTGTCGGCGATGGTCTGAGTGACCATGATGCGGAGCCTGGCCTTGTCCTCACGCAGCTTCATAGGTGCTTTGTAATACATTCCGCTAACAATTCCGTAAGCAACACTTTCGGTCATAGCGGCCATCTGAGCGGCTTTTGTAGATTCGTTGTTGGCGGCGATAGTGTAGCCCTGGTTGGCGTCGGAGGCCACGGCGGCGCGGCACTGCTTGAACAGGCCGTTAATCAGGTTGAAATAATCGACGTCGATACCGTTCGAATACTTTCCGCCGTTATTGACAACGGTCTTGTGCACCGTGTCCTTCGTGTAATAGGTAGCGGTGCTTTCGGGGGCGCCGGAAGCGGCGGTACTGTTCAGCCAGACAACGACCTTCGCGGAGGTGGCGCACTTGACAGCGCTGGAAGTGGTGGCGGGGACGGCCTTGTAGACCGTGCCGACGATGGTGCTTCCGGTCTGTGCTGATACGCTAGCGGTAGGCAGGCTCTCGTCCTTCGTGGCCAGAGCGTCGACGTCGGAAAGCCAGATGATACGGTAGAGCATACGGTATATGGCTTCCGTCAGGAACTTGACTACGATTGCGATGTAGTCCGTGTTCTCGAGATTGTACATATCGAGACCCTTCTCCATAGAATAGACCTCCATTGTATTCTTCAAGTCGGAAGCGCACTGTTCAAGGTAGATTTCCCATTGTTTGGGCTGCCACAGCACTTTTCGGCCGTTGATTTTCCAGTCCTGGGCGACCGGGTTACAGCCCTGGGCGGCTTTTCCGACGAGGCCGCCGCCGTAAATGAAGCCGACCTCCTTGTCGTAGATGACACCCGGGTGGATTGTGTGCAGCTCAGCCAAGCCCGGAATCTTGAACAGCTCTTCGTGCACGAGTTCGTTCACGTTGCGTATCTGTTCCGCAGTGAACGTGAATTTCGTAAAATCAATAATGTTTCCCATAGTTAATAATGTGTTAAATGTTAGTTAGTGTTTCAGTTTCTCACGCACCGCGGCTTTGATGTCCTCGGCCGATTCGCCTGCCTGGTCGGTGGCGGTTTTCGGGGTCTGGCGTTCGCCCGGCGCGTAGTTGGAGCGGGTCAAACGTTCCTTCAGGTCGGCGGCTTCGCTGATAGCGCTGTCGCGTTCGGTAGTCAGGGTAGCGATATTGGCGTCACGGTCGGCCACGGCGGCTTCGAGTTCGGCTATACGCGCGTTGGCGGCTTCGGCGGCGGTCTGAGCGGCGGCAGCGTCGGCGGTCAGCGTATCAATACGGGCGTTCAGGTCAGCTATCTGCTGGTCGCGAACGTCCGGCGTTTCAGGGGTGGCAGGAGCCACGTTGGCGGGCTCTGCCTCGCACTCGGTCACGAGCGCTTTCAATCTGTCTAATATGTTCATATTTAAGGGTTTAAGGTTCGTGTTATAAGCGTTAATCGCTGAAATGAATCCCAGGTCGAGCATTTCGGCGGCCGTGTGCGTCTTCTCCTCTTTCATCAGCGCTTCGAGCTCGGTCCGGTCCTGTCCGGTGCGGTCGGCGTAGATATCAAGAATAGCGTTCTGCAGCTTGCGCTGCTCATCGACGGCGGCCTCCATCGCTGAAGTGGACCCGGCGGCTCCGCCCTGGACTTCGTGTATCAGGAATTGGGCGTTCGGGTTCGCGGTCCGGTTTTCGGCCGGGGCTGCCAGCAGGAGCGTTACGGCCATCGAATGGCAATTCCCTTCCACGTTGCAGTGGATGCGCTTGCCGCTGCGGCGCATGGCGTCGTAAATAGCCAGACCTTCGGCCACCTCCCCGCCGTCGCAGTGAAAATTGAAATAAAAGTCCTTCTTCGTCTGATTGTCGGCGAATATCTGTTTGACTGTCTCCAGCGAGAAAACGCCTTTGTAGCCGAACATTTCGTAAAACCAGCCGTGCGTTTCGTTCGCTATAACGTCGTGTACGTCGATTGTAACCATATCTTACTGTTATTTTTTGCGTTTTTGCCCTACGTTCGACTTTCTCTGCGCGCTGGTATAAGTTATTGCCTGACGAAAGATAATCGATTGTAGCGCTTTATATTGCTTTTTTCCGGCACAAACATAAAACGAAAAAAAAATACCCGCAATAGGCGGCGCGGTAAACGTTTTTAACAAAACGTTAAACCTGCTTGTTCATCTTCCGGACAATAACGCGTATGTTCTCTAGACACGTGAAGTACCGCTCCCCGGCGCGCTCGTACGCGTCCATCGCTTTCATGCCGCCGCGCTGCAATAACAACACGTATTCATAGATAGCGATATATCGTTCCCACTGGCGGGGTATGATACCGGCGGCCAGCAGGCGTTCGCGCTGACCGTCCGGCATCGTTTTAATTGTCTCGTATACGCTCATACTCTTATATATAGGGTTCATATTTTCGCGCTATCCACAACGCGCGCGTACTGGGCTTCCGCTTCCTTCACGTCTGTAATCGCCGTGTATATCTTCACGTCCTTTATCGCGGCCGTAATGCGTTCGCCGATAGCGTCCGCAAGTCCTGAATAGTCGTTCCGGCCCGCGTCCGGGTACCCGGCGGGAGCGGCGGCGGCGAAAACCGTGTTCCGGACCCCGTAACCGCTGTTCGGCAGCTGGTGCTTTCCTATGTAGGAAATCAGGTTCAAGAGTTCGGGAAACGCCCGTGACGGTGCGGCGGAAACGATTCGTTCGTCGCCCTCGGTCTCTATCAGCACGCCCCCGGCTTCGTGGGTCGCTCCCTGGACCAGACCGCCCCGGCGTGCGGTCGGAAGCGGCTGCGCCAGTACGGCGGCCATCTGTGCGATACCCGCCGCGGCGGCTAGCGCGGCCAGAACGCCCGTACTGATACCGAAATCGAACTTCGGCACCTCCGCCCATATCTTCATGATGGCGGCGGCGGTGTTCACGCCTATCTGAAACACGCTCAGCGCGCGCTCCCTGATAGCCGCTTTCCGGTTGATTTCCGCTTTCTTCTTGTCGAGCTCATCGTCCAGTTTCGCGGTTTCGGCCGCGTACTGTTCCTGATTGATGATTCCAGCGTCCAAACGCCGCTGCAATGATTCCTTCTTGGCCTCGTTATCGTCCTCGTACTGCTGGAGTTGCGACTGCTCAATACCGCTGATGACCTGATTGACCGATGACATGATGCTGCCTATCTGGCTTGCGTACTCTTGAAAGGATGCGATGCGTGACTGGTTATAATTGACCGTGGTGGCCGTCAGTTCCTTCTCCAGCTGCATGCGCTGCTCGGCGTTCAGCGTCTCGTCCTGCATGAGCAGTTCAAGGTATGCCTTGCGTTCCTCGTACTGCTTCTGCGCGTTGCCGTTGGTCTGCGCCAGCTCGTCCTCCATCTGCCGCACCTTGTCGGTGTACCGCTTGGCCTGCTCCTCCTTCTCGCGGTCGGCGGCCTGTTTGTCGGCATCCTCCCTCTCCTTGCGGGCGCGGTCTTCGATGGCCTTGATTTCCGCCTGCTCCTTCTCGTTCAGCTTGATGGTGTAGTAGTACTTCTCTTCCTGTGTCATCTTCGAGTCCTCGAACAACTGGCGGTAGAGTTCGTCGTAGCGGGCGCGTATCTTCTCTATCTCGTACTCGTCAGTGCCGGATAGTGCCGCCTCGCGGATTGTCTTGACGGCATCCTCGGCCAGTTTCTTTGCCTGCTCAATCTCTGCCTTCTCAGCCTCGCGGCGTGCCTTGTTCTCGGCGGCTATCTCGTTGCGTGCCGACTGGATGCCCTCCTGCAGCTCGCGCACCTTGTTGTAGTACTGCGTCTGTGCGTTAATCATCGCGGCCTGCGCTTCCGCCTGCTTCCTCTTCTCCTCGGTACTGGAATCAGTGAAGGAGTTCTGCTTCTTGACTATCTCGTACTGTAGTCTCAGATTATCGTAGTTGCGCTTGCTGATTTCCTTCTCCTTGTCGGCGGCCTGTTCAAGGAATGCCAGCCTCTCCCGTGCCGTATAGAGGTCTTTCTGCTTGGCCTTCGTCCGCAGTTCGGACACCTCGCGCTCGTCCTCCGCATTCCTCACGATGGTCTCACGCTCTTGTATGGCCTGCGCGTTAATCTGCTCCTGCAACCGCTCGCGCTCCTTCATTTGGTCGTTGAGCTTGACCAGCCATCCGTGGTTCTCAGCCAGACGGCCCACGAGGTTCTTGAAGGCCGTGGCTCCTGCCGCCAGCACCTTGCCCAGTCCCTGCAGGGTATTGGTCAGCGCATCGCCTATGACCTTGAACCCGCTGAATGCCGATGCCACCTGCATGGCGTTCTCCTCGGACGAGTGCAGGGCCTCGGTCACCTTGCCGATGACCGTCACCAGCAGCGAGAGTATGGCGATAGCAGGTGTCTTGCACATAGCCTGCAAGCTTGCCGTGGCGTTCTTGATGGGGTTGATGATGGTAGCCGCTCTGCCGCCCATCTTGCTGAAGGCATCCATGATGGAGCTCGAATAGTTGCCGACATTGCGCGTGAAGACCCCGTACGTTTCCTCCGCTTTCTTGACCTTGTCGTTCAGGTCGTTGACCTCTTTCGCTTTCTCCTGCCATTTCGGGTCAATCGTCGTGCCGTCCTCCAGATACATGTTCATGGCGCGCAGCTCATCTTTCGCGACGCTCAGGCGGCTCGCCAGCCCCTTCAGGCTGTTCTCGTATTCAACCGTATCGATGACCGTGTTTTGAATTTTTCGCGATTCCTCGCCGATTTCCTTCGTGTGCGCTTTGCGGGCCTCCGTGACCGCGGCCAGTTCGGTGCGCTGGCTGGCCAGCCGTCTGGTCGCGGCCTCATACGCGTCCGCCTGCGCCTGCGTGATTTCCGCACCGCTGTCGACGGCTTTCACATATTCGTTGATAACTTCTTTATTATCAGCCATTTCCGCCTTGATTTCCGCCTCACGCTTGCGCAGGGCTTCGATTTTCTCGGTCAATATGCCGATTTTCTCCGTTGACTGTCCCAGGTCGGCGTCTATTTTCAGGAGGATATTATCGTAGATTTGTGCCATAACTTATTGATTTACAGGGTTAATATTATCGATACATATCAATTCAACGTCCGCGGCCGTGGCTCCTGCCGCCAGCACCTTGCCCAGTCCCTGAAGGGTCTTGGTCAGCGCATCGCCTATGACCTTGAACCCGCTGATGTCCTTCGTTTCTGCCATGGTGGTCTATAGTTGTATGAGTTCGACTTCCGCCGTACCGTTCTCCTTGCTGGTGAGCGAGCGCAGCGCGTAGTGGTGGCCCGTCTGCCGCAGGGCGATGGGCCGTGTCCAGTCCAGAGTCACAAGGTCAACGATACTGCATTGTATGTCGGCCTTGATGATGCGCGGATGGTACAGTACGGATGCCAGTGCCGTGTATGTGGTCTGGGCCAGAAGAGCGGTCCATTCAAGCCGCCCGTCAAAGGCTGCACCGTGGACACCACTGCCTGCCGTGGTGCGTGATAGCACCCGCTGGGCCGGTATGGTCTCGCTGACCTTGCCGTCATCCTCGGTGTACATCATTATCTCGTTGCCCACGGATGCGGCGAACGATGACTTGACGTAGTCCTTCTCGTAGTCCAGCGTGGTGTCATCACTCGTGATGCTGCCGTTAGCCCGTGCATCGTCCCCGCTATAGACGCAGCGGTTGTTCTGCGCGTTGTCCATCGTGTAGGCCGTCTCGGTCGGGTACAGACGCAGCATCCTATCAGTCCAGTCGGCGGCCTGCGTGATGCGGTTGTAGAGGTCGCGGTACGATACGAACGTGATGTGCGTGGGCGTGTCGGCCAGTGCAAAGACACCCTCCAGGAGCATCAGCTGCTTGAGGAACTCCGCCGCCGTCCAGTCGGGCAGGTTGCTGAAGATTGGGTACTGCTTGACGAACGTGTGGAAATAGTCGGGCCAGACTCCAGCGCAGTACTTGGCATCCTCGCTGGCGGTCGGGGCGGGGCATAGGTAGATGTTGGCCCAGTCCTCGTATTCGCCGTCCTCGCGCCAGATGCCGATGTTCTGGATGGTCACGGCATTCGTGCGGTCGCAGAGCGAGAAGTAGATGCTGTTGGTATTGCTCGTATCCAGCGTCACAGATGCCTCCTCGGGGAGGCTCATGTGCCATTTGTCCTCCGTATCGTCCCATACGGGTGCGCCGTAGGCCTGATGGTATAGGACGGTCTCGACCCCTTCCTTGACCCCGATGACACGGAACTCCGCCCAGGGACGTGATGCCGGGAACGACTGCTCGGCTATGGTCAGCGCGAGCGTGAGGTTGCCCACCAGCCGGAAGAGGGCGGAATCCGTGTCGCTGACATCCACCATGCCGTCATCGTTCGTGATGCCGTTGACATCGAACCATGTGGTCGTGCTTGGCCACTTCTTGAATCGGTAGTGCGTGTCCCCCGCCTCGTATGCGGCGGTCGTGCCATCGCAGGCGCAGAACCCCTGCGCGAGCCGTGTGTTGACATCGCCCACCTTGTTGGTCAGCGGCAGGACGTACTTGTAGAACCGTCCCGTGCTGCCCGTACCCGTCAGTCCCGTGATGCCGCAGGTCTGCTCTATGCGGGCCAGCACCGACTCCGCCGTTATGCAGGGCCGATGGCGGTCAAGACCGTAGGTGACGGACGGGTTCTGCGTCCCGTCAAAGGGCGGGATGCTCGTATAGTCATTGGCCGTCTGCAGGGCGCGTATCTTGGTTGTCTTGAGCGAGGCCAGTGCCTCCACGTTGCCCCATGCGAACGACATATCGAAAGTGCTTTCCTTGACGTTGAGCAGGATGCCGTAGCCCTTGAAGACCTGCACGCCGTCCCGCTTGTAGATGGCCGTGTGTCGGCGGTGCGGGAAGACGGTGGATGCCGCCTGCTCGCTGGCGTAGCCGATGGCCCTGCGGTTGCCGTCCGTGAGCGGGAAGGTGACCGAGTTCGTCCGGTTGCTCATGATGGTGTCCAGACTGCCTGCCATCGGCGACTGGAAGACGAGCGACACGGCCGATGCCCCTGCCTCGCGCTCCATCAGTGTGCCGTCTATGTATATCTCCTCGGTCATAGGTTGATGCTTGGAAGGTTGAATGTGAATTCGAGCGCGGTCCGGTTGTTACCGCGAACCGCGGTCTCCTCGAACGATTCCAGCGTGATACCGGTCCACCTGGTACCGTTCCAGTATTCCACGATAGGGGATAGCGCGAGACGGCGGAGCGCCGCGGCCTGCGCTGTAGTCAGGTTCCCCGCCCCACACGTCACGGTATGCGATGCCTTCTTGCCGTACTCCTCCACGTTGCTTACGGCGGCCGCGGTGTTCGTCACGTACACTTCACGCAATAGCGTGTTCCCGGCTTTGTATTTTTCGGCTTGATACCGCTCGAATAGCCAGTACGATACGCCGCCCTTCCGGTTCAGCCAGCGCACGTATAACGGGTTCTCCACGCTGCAGTCAACGGCGCGCGCGTAGTCCAGCCCATAGCTCTGCATAGCGTTCTGTATTGACGTGAGCGACGCGGTGTTGACCTCGATAACGCGCACCGACAGCGCGGGCACGCCGTGCTCGCTCGCGGACCCGGCTTTCAGGGCAAACGACCAGGGCAGGCCGACGTGAATATAGGCCGTCGGCAGGTCTTCCAGCCACGCCGACGACGACACGGGCAGGCCCTGCTGTTCGCCGACCTGAGCAACGCCGTTCAACGCTCTGAACAGTTCGTTCGTTGTGATAACGCTTTCGTCGTCCTCGAATCCGTCCGCGTGATATTCGATTGCGCACGCGGTATCTTCGTGCATGCTGCTGGCCGTGCTGAAGTGCTTCGCGGTCAGCGTTCGCAATACCGCGGACACGTCGATTTCGGCAACGCCGCGAATGAACGCGGCCGCGAGGCTCGCCACGTCGCGGTTATCCGCGTCGCTGATTTCCAGCGACTGCACGCCGTCGTAGTCCTCCTCCAGAAAAATCACGTTATCGCCGATGCCGATTTCTCGGTAGCCGTGCGTGTTCGGCGTAGTCGGAGTTTTGAACTTGGCTTTGACGGCGCGAAATATATTCGCGTTCCTTACGAACTGAAAATCCGCCGGGGTCTCCAGGATCAGGAGGCCGCCCGCGGCGTTTACCGTGTCCTGGGTGGCCACGGTCGCGGAGCCGTACTTGGCGGTCAGCCGCGAAATGTTAATTCTCTCTGCGCTCATTTGTTATCGTGTGTTAATAATCTGCCAGATCTCCTCAGAGTTTTTGTTACCATTTGTTAATTTCTGTCCGGGTACCCCGGGAACAGTTTATTTTCGATTTCCGTCTTGACTATGCCGACGTAGATTTCAGTGACCTTCTCGCGGACGTAGCCGCGGAGCCATTCAACCGCGGGCGTTACAATATCGCGGCGGCCGCCCC